TATATGATGAGGATGGAGAGTTTGTGGGAATGGAGAACCTCAATCCACAACAGAGGTCAATGATTAAATCGTTAAAGAAGAAAACAACCCAGTACGGAATAGACACAATAGTAGAAACATACGATAAGATGGAAGCGTTGAATAAGATGACATTACATTTCGGAATAATGTTACAGAAGATAAAAGTTGACAGTCACATAAAGCAGGACATAAAATTACAGCTAGAGGTAGAGGAGTTAAAGAAGCTTGGCAAAGACAGACTCTTTGAACTTAATAGAATACTCTCCACAGCAGATACAAACTGAGAGAGATAAGATACCATCAAAAGAATTAGTACAGATGGCAATGGCGGAGACAAGTCTACTCTCATTCATAAAACAGGCGTGGCAGGTACTAGAACCATCAACACCATTCAAGTCAGGATGGCATATAGAAGCAATATGTGACCATCTGGAAGCAGTGGCAAACAATCAAATCAAGAACCTTATTATCAACATTCCCCCAAGACATATGAAGTCCCTATCTGTATCTGTGTTCTTCCCATGCTGGGTATGGATAAACAAACCAGAGACAAGATGGTTATACAGTTCTTACGCTCAGGACTTGTCCACTAGGGACTCCATTAAGTGTAGGCGCCTTATACAATCACTATGGTATCAAGCGAGGTGGAGCGGTAGATACACTATTACATCAGACCAGAATCAGAAGACAAGGTTTGATAACAATCACATGGGTTACAGGTTGTCAACATCAGTAGGTGGACTTGGAACAGGTGAGGGAGGAGACTATAATATTGTTGACGACCCTCATAATGTTCTACAAGCGGAGTCTGATGTAAAAAGAGCATCTACTCTGATGTGGTGGTTTGAGACTATGAGTTCCAGACAAAACAATCCAGAGAACTCTCACAAGATAGTAGACATGCAAAGACTACATGAGAATGATTTAACAGGAGCAATATTAGAAAGAGAACTAGATTATGTTCACTTATGTCTACCAGCAGAGTTTGAGAAGGAAAACAAGTGTAAGACATTCTTATTTGAAGACCCTCGCACAGAAGAAAGAGAATTGCTCTGGGAAGAGAAATACGATAGAGAAGCAATAGAAGACTTGAAAAAGAACCTGGGTAATGAGTATGCAATCGCAGGTCAATTACAACAAAGACCCGCTCCTCGCGGTGGTGGTATGTTCCAGATAGATAAGATAGGAATAGTCAGCACTATTAATGAGAAGGAGATTATAAGGAGTGTGCGTTATTGGGATAAAGCAGGAACAGAGGGTGGTGGTAGCAACACTGCTGGTGTCCTAGTCCACAAGATGAAGGATGAATCGTATTGTGTAGCTGATAGAGCGATGGGGCAATGGAGTGCAGGGAAGAGGGAGAGAATAATAAAACAAACTGCTGACATGGATGGGACGAAGGTTACTGTATGGGTGGAGCAAGAACCTGGTAGTGGAGGCAAGGAGAGTGCTGAGAATACGATAAGGAACTTAGCAGGATATATAATAAAGGCAGATAAGGTGACCGGAGCTAAAGAAGTACGAGCAGAACCATTCGCTAATCAGGTAGAGATAGGGAATGTTACTTTCCTCAAAGCCGATTGGAATAGAGATATGTTACACCACATGGAATCGTTCCCTGTCGGTAAAGTGAAGGACGATGTAGATGCTGGAGCAGGCGCATTCAATAAGATAATAGCAAAGAAGGCGAGAGCAGGGGCGTGGTAGGCTAATAATTATATAAACGTCTTATATTTTTTAATATGGAGCATATCTTGCTCATCAGCATGGTATGCTCGAAAAGATATTATGATACATTCATTTATGAGACTAACCACTGATGTTGATGAGGGTGGAGAATTTGTAGGTTTTACTTGGTGTGATGATTGTGAGGATGAATACTAAATGGTGACTAAAACTAAAAAGAAAACAGCCAATAGGCTGAAGAAGAATGGGAAGGTGAATAGTGATGGCAATGGCAAGTTTGACCTTCTCACAAATGAAACAAAGGATTTACTAATTAATTTCAACAACCAGAGTGCAGAGTTGACTAGGAGAAACTTAGCACATAGGCTGGGATTGAGCTTTAAAGATGATAACAGGGATACCTACAAGGCACTTGGTTACCCTGGGCAATTAACTTTCCAGCACTATTGGGCTTATTATACAAGAGAGCATATCGCAAAGAGGGTCGTGGATGCTCCCGCCGATGCTTGTTGGCAGAAACCTCCTGAGATAACAGAGGAGGTACAAGACGGAGATGAGACAGAGTTCGAGAAAGCGTTTAATGAGTTACTGGACAATAAGCAGATATGGCATTACATGGCACGAGTAGATAGATTGTCAGGTATAGGGGAGTATGGTACTTTATTACTAGGCTTTGATGGTGATGGGGAGCTAGAGGACGAAGTAACTTCTGCTACCAAACTTCTTTACATACGTCCATACAAACAGGACAATGTAACAATCAAGAGTTTCGTTGGTGACGTAAAAGATGAGCGTTATGGATTACCATCAACTTATTCATTAAAGGTCACTAACGCCCAGGGCGGAGTGAGCGAGACTCTGGTACATTGGAGTAGGGTTATTCATATAGCAGAAGATTTACTTGAGGACGATATACTTGGTACTCCTCGTATGATGAACGTCTACAACCTTCTCGCTGGTTTACATCTGGTTGCTGGTGGTAGTGGCGAGATGTGGTGGAGGGGTGCTTTCCCTGGTATGGCTTTTATATTGGACAAGGATGCTGAGTTTGACCCTAATCAGGATTCTACTTCCTTGAACAATGAGATAAATGATTATATACACGATTTCAATAGAACACTCAAGCTACAAGGAATGGACGTTAAGAACTTGGCCCCTCAGGTAGCAGACCCATCTAAACATATGGAAATGTATCTCACCCTGATAGCAGGAGCAAGAGGTATTCCAAAGAGGGTCCTCACCGGAGCCGAGAAAGGTGAGCAGATGGGTGGGGATAGGGACGAGACTATATGGAATAAGAAGACAGAGGAACGGCAAACCAATTATTGTATCCCTATGATAGTTCGTCCGTTTATTGATAGATTGATAGAGTTGGGTGTTCTACCTCAACCAAAGGAAAATTATAAAGTGGTGTTTCCTGATATCACTGCTCCCACAGAGGAGGAGACGACAAAGATATCTAAAACTAAATCAGAGACGTTAGCTGTCTATGGTAACTCGTTAGGTGCTCAGGAAGTTATACCGCCAGATGTGTTTCTCAAAGAAGTAATGGGATTTGATGATGAGATTATAGAAAAGATAGATGAGAGGTTGGGAGAGATGATGGAAAATGA